TCGGCTCCCGCCCTTGCTCAGTCGCGAAGAGTTCCTTTCGCTCCTCCGTCTAGCGGCATAAACTCAGCCATTCGTCAGTGCACTTAGTTTTATAGTGAATTGTCTCCTCCCCGGATAAGGGTAATTTGACAGTGACTATTAATTAATTAGTGGGAGGAGTTATGTGTAAAGGAGAAGTTAATTAGCATATGTCTGTTTGTGGTCGGCAATGCAAATTTTGTGGTTTCCTGTCAGTTTGTGGTGGGCAATGCTAATTTTGTGGTTGTCGGGGGGGATTAGGGGGGGTGTCCCCCCCTGGGGGTTGCAGGGGGCAGAGCCCCCTGCTACGCCTGCGTATTAGGGAGGCGGTGGATGCTTATTAAGGTTAAAATTATATAAACAGACACCACTAAGTGAAAATTGTTGGCCTTTATTCAGTAAAGTTAAGATCAAAATTTACAAATGGCACTTTAGGTGCGGGGGGAAGCCAGGGATAAAATGGCGGATCATTTACAAAATGTCTAGGGGGTCTGCGCATGAGTCTACATAAATCGAGTTCAGTTTCATATTCTTCTTTTGTAAATCTACGATTTTTAGGTTTTACATCACATTGAAATAAAGTAACTTTATTTTTACATCCAATTATTCTAAATCTCCCATTAATCTGATGATCTGCTGTCGGTATTGTCGCTGTTTGAGTCTGAGGAGTTTGAAGAACTGGAGTAATGTTTTCTTTTCTTCTTCCGTCTCCTCCGGTGTCCTTTCTGTTGGTTCCGATTCGGGTGATGGGAGTGCGTTGCAGGCATGGAGTCCTGTAGGTGCAACAACAGTGATTTCAGGTTCTGAGTACTTTTCCATTCTTTCTGTAGCGCTTTTGGTAATAAAGTCCCTGCGCCAGTCAAAGGAGTACAAGTAGTTTTCAATGGCTGTGTCTGGACTCTGCAACGAATTTGATTCATACTGGTTATTGGGCAGAGGAAAGTCCGGTTGATCTCCTGGCTTTGCAATATTTTTGATAGGTTGAGCACATCCGCCAAGCTTAAAATAAAATTTCATTTTTACATGAGCTTCAGCACTTGTATTTGGTGGTAGCTTAATAGTTGCTGGTCCACCAGAACAAATAGCAGTTATACTTTGTATTTGAAAGGCACCTTTTGGGTGCCAGTTTAGTTTGTCTGAAGGAGTTACCTCTAATTTGCCTCTAAATGGGCTGTTTCCATTAATAAAATCAAGGTCTATTGGTACTATATAAGGATCCGGTGGATGAATATGTTTTGTTTTTAGTACAATTAGTCTATCAGTGTCTATGTCTATTTTGTTAAGTTTTTGAAAGTCTCCCCATCCCCATAGTCCTAACCATAAGGGTAAATTATCATTACTTTCTTTTTCATCTCTTGGCCTCTGCCAGCCTGGGGTTAGGCTATGTAAATTAGCTAAGTATATTTCATTGTTAGGTCCACTGTCTTCAAAAGAATTATATCTGTATTCTTTTATAAGTGGTTGTACAAAGTAATGTAAATTTAACTCACTTGCTTTTGTCGTGGGTGATGTCATTTTGTTTAAGGTTGTTCTAAGTGGCTCCTTTGTGTGTAATATATCATATTTGCCTGTTAAATATGGTGGTTCAAACATGTTTCCCCAGTATTCAGCAGAGGAAGAGTATCTGGTTTTTATGTCACCCCATTTAGCGCTTATGTCTTCTGTTTTTTGTTTAGCCTCTTTGATAGTATTTCCCATTTGTTTTTTTTGTGACTGTCCTAAAAATATTAAGTTTTGAGCTTGTATTGTTTCTAGCGTGGGTTTTGGTGTTTGTCCTTGTTGAAATGACCATAAATATAAAGTGTCTGATGGATGGTAACCTAATGTTGTTTGTTGTCTAAAATCATGGTATGTTATAAGTGAAGTGTCTAGGCCATAGAAGCCTATAGTTGTAGATTGAGAGTTAGAAGCTATAAAATATCTGTCTAAAGAAGTTGCTGCAGCAAATGTCATTACTAGGGGTGTGTCTGCTAGATCTTTTTGAAAATACCATTTATTACTTAATTGTGCAGGTGGTTTAATGTGTACTTTTGTGTAAGGCTTTTTTAGAAAGTTATGTTTTTTGCATCTAATTGTTTTGTGTTTTTTAGAGATAAGCATAATGGATGGTTGAGTAGCATTGTAGGCTTCTGCACTAACAGTCATAGGAAAACAGTTATGCCATTTGAATATTAAGTCTGAGCTTTCTGGTCTGAAAATGGTTGCTGTGCATCCTAAGTATCTAATGAGTGGGGATTCATTGTTACTGCGTGTCCACCAAGCTCTACCTTGTAAATACAGGTTATATAAATTATTTAGAGTAAATACATTAATAGAAAAGCCACCCAAGCTAGGTACACTATGAGGAGCAGGTACATCGAGATACAGAGTTGCATTGTGGTCTATTCGGTCTTTGGTTGTAATATACAGTGGCATAGTAGTAGTCACTTTAAGTTTGTTTATATAATGGGGTTGCCATTGTTTAAGTCTTAAATAAGGTAGTTTTCTTCTTACCCGGCGCTTGTAGAAGCCTCTTTTTCTGCGTCTCCAAAGTCTCCGGCGAACAAAGCCTCTAGGTCTCCGTCTCCAAAGCCGTCGTCTTCTTTGGTAGTAGCCACGGCGGTACCAGTTCCACGGCATGATGGACAGGCAAAGGGCAGGTTCGGTTCTTGGTCTAAAATTTCTTCAATTGTGTGTGTTAATGGTTGTTCGCAGCCGCAGATTAAGTTGTGAGTTGAAACAAGGTGGTTAATCCAGTCAATTTTCTTATTTTTTGGTGATATTCTTGGAGTAATAAGCTTGGACATCTGTAAAAATAAATTATTTTTAAGTTTCTTGCCCGTTCCGCTAGACTTCGCTAGCCCGAATTGCCCCTAGACTACGGTGGTTTCACTCACCTTCGGCTCCCGCCCTTGCTCAGTCGCGAAGAGTTCCTTTCGCTCCTCCGTCTAGCGGCATAAACTCAGCCATTCGTCAGTGCACTTAG